ATAAGATTCTTAACATTGGTTATTCCGTTTCCATGATGGTTGTTACGCAAGATTTTGATGAGTTTATTGTTGCTAATCAACTTGCTGAACACAAGGATTTAATAAAGAAATCCTTGATATGTGTTTTGTTTGAATTAAAATCCAAAGAAACAGATCTTGAAAACATAGACTACTATTTGAAACTGAGGATTATCGCAACCTTGATTAGAAATGAAAACTTGTTTGAATCAGGAAAAAAAAGGTATATTGATTTGACTGATTTGTTTGTTGCTATGATGGCTTTTAACAAAGTCATTGAAGCATTATAATAAACGGAGGTACAGGATGATAAGGAACGTAAAACCGCTCGGCAGTGATATCAAAGCTGTTGAGACAAATAGCTGGTTAGAGATGCACAGAGAAGCCCATCAACTCGAAAAAAAAGGTTACATATCACTTGCACCATACACGGTGACAAAATTAAAGGATTGTGTTGTTTATTACCAGGAATTTGCTAAAAAAGAACTGGTGAAGGAGGATGGTATCAATGGTACAAAATAACAGTGAAATGCTGAAATATGTTAAGAGATATTTCGGCAACCAGAAGCGAAGCATTGTTAAATGTGATGATAGTTCAGTTCATGTAATCATAAGACTAAATTTCAGGCTGGAACTAATTTACAGAATCGTAAAAGAAACAGCAAGCGGCGAAGTCAGGATATATTTTTGTGAGATTGTGGATCACAAAAGACAAGAAGCGACCATTGTAAGGATTGCCCCAACAACAGTGCGGAATGATTTGAAAATTGCTTTATCTTTGCTGGATATACTTGAAACCACCCACCCTAAAGATTTTGATCTGTTTCCAATCATAAAACTAAAGGGGGAATAATGTGTTTAGTATCATCTAGAAACTGTATAACAGATAAAGAAATGATAGTTTATAAGGTGCAGGTAGCTCCCAGGCTATCTGAAAGGTATAGAGGTGTGTTCGTATCTCCAGTTACAGAATACCTGCCAATATATGGGGAAAAATCAGTAGCCCCAGACTACCCATTGGAAGATGATTTGGATTCTGGTATATTATCCACTGGCTTCTTTCACTTTTACATTGATATTGATGTGGCAGCTGAATTTGCGCAAAACCTATCCAGCAGCAGTACACTAAGCCGTGTTATCAAATGCATTGTCCCGAAAAGTTCAAGAGTTTATTTTGATAGATTCGATGAGCGTGGATGCACAAAAATACTTACACACACAAAGGAAACAGTTGTGACATATCCTCATGGTGTAAACTTGGAACTACACCCAACTATACAAGAGGGGGATTAATATGTGTACATTAATCAAATCCAAAGGCAATTCAAAAGTCGATCTCGATTTTTACAAGATTGAGGTGTGGAGTGAGGAACAGCAAAGATATTTATCACCATACAGAGACTTTGCTCCAGAATATGTAAAACAAATTACTGCTCCAGGCGATACAACTGCGGGAATTAATAAGGGCAAGGCTGGAAGTGGATTTTTTCACTTCTTCACAACCCTTGAAAGAGCTATCAGGTGTGCTAAGTTTTTGGTTGATAAAAGTAAAGCACTCGAATCGCCGAATCCTAAATTTAAGCACATAAGGGTAATCCGGTGTACTGTTCCTAAAAACACTTTTATTGTATATGGAGATAGTGAGGATGCTGCTGCAAGCCGTGCGATATTTCACGACAAGGCAGTGTACGAACCAGGGAGGGCGTGATGTGTCTTAGAGTCAAAGAGAAAAAGGTTGCAGAGCAAGATTTTGTGGTTTACAAAATCCAGGTAATGTACCCATCCACTGATCAGACATACGTATCCCCAGCCCAACACGACGTACCACTTTACAATAAAGAGGCAAAAGCAGATTATCTACTTACTACAAATATTAACTATGACATCGATATTGGATTTTTATTTGATGGGTTTTTTCACTTCTACACTGATCTTAAGTATGCATTGGGAGAACTTGAGTTATCAAAAGCGCATTTTGCAAGAATAATCAAGTGTATTGTCAAGAAAGGCAGGGAATATTATGTTAGCAATAACATGCAGGGTGCTTGTGAATATCTAATGCAAACAGATGAGGTGATATATCAAAGACAGGATAACAGGTGTGTTCTTAACAAAGTAGATGAGTATATTGGGAGGGAACTATGTGTATGAATATAATTGAAACCAAAGTTCTAACTTTTGATATTACTGTTTACAAAGTACAAGTAAAGCCAGATGGTGGTAATGAGTTCGAATCTATAATCTACTGTCATAAGCCAAAATACAACAAGGTTGAGATTGCTGATGGTAAAATAGTGTTAGGATATAACCCAAGCCCTGAACATCAATACCGCACTATCGGAAAGGGAGTGTTCCACTTTTACACGACTACTGGAACGGCACGTGCTGTAGTTGATGGATCGTGTTCACTATTCAGTGATTCGGTTTTCAGGGTGGTAGAGTGTACCTTAAAACGTGGTTCTAAAGTTTATGTTGGCGATGATGATGAAATCGCATGCAGGCAGGCAATCTTTACAGAAAAAGTAGTTTATCAAAGGAGTAAGTAATATGTGCTTAAGCTATACTGGAGAAAGGGTTTTAGACCAGGATTTGACGGTTTACAAAATCCAGCATTACGGTGTAGCTTACCCACAAGATAGATATATGTATCGATCACCTTTTTACGGTCACGTGCCTGATTATGGAAAACTTGAAACAATACCTTTAAACAAAAAATTGGAAACCGTTGAGGTTGGCTATGAGATTAAGCAGGGAGTGTTTCATTTTTACAAATCGCTTGAAATAGCAAAGAAAAAAGCAAGAACGCTATCTCATGTCAATCCCTATCCTTTCCGAATAATCAAATGTACGCTTGTTGCTGGCAGCATTGTATATCACGGTATAGGTGGTGAAATTGGTTGTAATAAAGCGATATTCAGTGATAAGGTTATAGTGAATTACCAGGAAGGTGAGGTATGTCAAACACCAGAACCTGATGGGTGTACAGAAACCGAATCTAATAAGGAGGAATAAATGTGTTTAACAGTTACACGTAAAGCTGTATTAAAAAAAGGGATTACAGTATATAAGATGCAGGAGTTTAAAGCAAGGGATTCATTGCATCCTTGTAAGTACGGATCACCTTACTGGAGATTTTACCCGCAATATGATAAGTTCATAACAGATGATAAAAAGCCTGTAACAAAATTTAATCATGTTGAAAAAAACATGGTTATCACAAGAGGGTATTTCCATTTCTTCACAACAGTTCAATCTGCAAAGGAACTTGCAAGAACAGCATCAAAATATGACAGAGACGTAAGGGTTATCGAGTGTAAACTCAGGAAGGGATCAAATGTAATCTATGGTAACAAAAACGATATAGTTTGCAGGGTAGCAAAGTTTACTGAGAAAGTGATTGCAGTTTATAAAAATGGTAAGTTTGTCACAGAAAAGGAGGAAAATGATGTGCCTAAGAGTTGATCATCACGTAAAACTTGAGGAAGATATGTTGGTGTATAAAGTACAGCAAAATTTCCCTAAGAGGATCGTTTTAAAAGAGGATGATTTTGGCAGGAAGATTTTACATAAACTTGAATTAGGGATGCCGTTTTGCTCAACCTACACGTGTCACTGTCCTGATTATAATGTTATCTCAACGGCAAATGGTTCAATTGATGAAATCCATAAAACAGGCACAGGAATAACATCTGGATATTTTCATTTCTATGAAACAAAAGATTGTGCAGTGTTAAAATCTTTATACTTTTCCGTAACAATTAAAGGGAGAGTGTTTCGTATTATCGAGTGTAAGATACCGAAAGGAACTATAGTTTATTTTGGCAAGCATGATGATGTTGCTGCGAAGCATGCGATCTTCCAGGAGAAAACGGTAGGTGTTTACATCGACGGTGAGGAGGTGTTCAGTGTGTCTGATAGTTAAATATCTTTCAATACTTAAATGTGATATGACAGTATATAAGGTGCAGCAGAAGTACTACAACTCAAGTGGTTGTGATAGCGCAAACTACGCTTCTCCGTACTTTATCCATACACCGATATACAACAAGGAGATAAAAGCAACGGGTAGTGCGTGGTTAAAAGACGAAACGATTGACGCTGGATTTTTCCATTTCTATACCAATCTCAAAAAAGCTCTTGATAAAGCAAAAAGCTTATCAGGGTCAAGGGAATACGGAAGAAAAACACGTGTTATCAAGTGTACTCTTTTAGCTGGTTCTGGTGTTTATTTTGGTGAGAATGACGATATCGCTTGCAACACAGCAATTTTCACAGAAAATGTTTTAGCAACATTTTACAAAGGAATACACGTTGAAAAAAATAACAGGAGATAAGGAGTAATATTATGTGTTTGGTAGTTAAATGGAAAGATAGAATCGGCAAAGGTATCACGGTTTATAAAGTTCAGCAGCTTATGCCTGGAACTAATGATAAGCTTACTTTCAAATCAGCTTTCCGAGAACACGAACCAGAATACAACAAGGTCATAAAGGATGATGCTGTAATGGAAAAAGAAATCGAAAACCTTAAAAAAGGCGATGTAGTCGGAGCTGGGTGTTTTCACTTTTACACAACAATTGAAGAAGCTGAAAAGACAGCAGAAAACATATCAATACACTACAGAACGACAAGAATCATCGAGTGTAAGTTGAGAAAAGGGTCTCTTGTGATACGTGGTTGTTATAACGATATTGCTTGTAAAAAAGCAAAATTTACGGAAAAAGTGATAGGGGTCTATGAAAATGGAATACTAATACCCACGTAAAAACACACCTGAACACACAAACTGAGAGACGGCTGATTTACTACAGCTGTCTCTTTTTTTGTCTAAAAATACCGTTCCAAACACTTGAAAACCCCAAAAACGATTTTTCCGGAAAATGAACTACTTTTTAAAATCCAAAAAAACAAAATGAAATTTGCAACTGGGATCAAAACAATAACTTACAAAATAAGATTGAACAGTACACTAAACAAATAAAGTTGGTTTTCCAAAAATCACCTGCTTTACACAATAACAAAAACTAAACTAAAACAACGAAACACCCTCCAAAAGCCAATCTATAACCTGTACATAACTTGTACGACCTTACTAAGAAAATCCTCTACCATTTTCACTTTTTTTTCATCGTGGAACGATAATCACTCAACTCCCTGGTAAACTGTTTCAATTTGATGTCAAAATCCAACAAAAAACCGTCAAGAAAAATGCGACAAAACACACGAAAATAACAACTTAGCGATTCTTGCCGATTTTGACAGTTTGACAACGGTTTCTTCGTGCCACAGACGTTTCAACCGTTTGCTGAAATCGGTTTCTACATTATTATTAACTAAAGAAGATTAAGAGATAAATCTCTTAATGGAAGAAAAAGTTTCTCAACGTGCAAATGCCACTTATATAAATTTTTTTTAAATCAGAATTTTTATCAGCAACAAATATTGAATTTTTCCCAACAGTGTAAAGTGAGGGAAATATAAAGCTATTTGAGGGCATTAAAATGTCAATTAGTGTCATAAGACTAAAATTTAATTATTGCCCGAAATTTGAGAGAATAGACCCCTAATTTTTCAATTCCCCACTATTGGGATAGTGCAATATTTCAGAAATTCACTGAGAGCTGAAAAATCCTCGATGTAGCAATTTATATATATTTGGGTATTTTCGTTAAGATTCCATCGCCCTGGCTGAGCGTTCCAAATTCAAATATTGAACTTTCATTCAGATTCTAACAAGCGAACATTGACAAAAAAATATAATTTCATGATTTTTCATAAATAAAAACTCAACTTGCTGCGGTTTTGACCTGCCTGGAGCGTGAATATTTGTTGTGTAAAACGCTTGGATATATAGTTCATGTATTGGTTTTTTTTGTGTAGTAAGCATGATTATTGCCAGACAGTGAAAAATAAAAAAAATAGCATAAAAGAAAAAAAGAATTGACCTAATAAACCAGAATTAGTAAATTGTCACCAGTTCTTTGAGCAGTGAATTTAACCGCTTTTAGTGGTTAATAAAAGTAACTGTCAATAGTGTGGAGTTAGGGGTACAAATAAAGCGTAAAGTGAGGACAAAAATGTCAAAGAAAGACTTGTTTAAAAACGTTACCCCAATTGAGAAAGGAAATGTTCCTGATCAGGAAAAAACAGGTAAGAAAGAGATTGGCATCACAGCTAACAAGTTCAGAAATGTATTTTGTAACTTATTTCTGAAACTGGAAGATCCTGAATTGAAGATAAGCATCGACGGTAAGAAGTACATCAAGGCATCCGATGTGATCGATGGAAAGGCAAGTGATAAGGAAGCTATACTGTTTGTTAAAACATATGATCATAGCACCAGTAACAGTTTCAGTGATAACCACATCTTCCATTACTGGAGGAGAAAGGCACAACTACAAATTGCTGCCGTTTCAGCTCCTGCTCTATCTCAGGAAAAAATCCCAACCGTCGATGGTTTGACCCAAACTGAATTGGAAAATCAGCTGCTCAATAATGTTTTTATTGAAGAGACTGGAATCGCCCTTGCACTGTTCCCGCTCAGGTACAAGTTACCCGCAAAATGCTCCAGTAAAAACGCAAAAATCATCAAGCGTCAAGCAGAAAATGTTTCAATCCTGAAATTCAAAAACCATGTGAAAAAGGTTTTTAAGGATGGCGATCTTGAAAATGAGTTGTCAATTGAGACTGCCAAACTTGCCGATCTTGAAAATGAATCTTCCAAACTTGCCGATGAGGAATCTGCAAAGGAAAAACTCAGAAAAAACAACCCAAAAGGTCTTTTACTTGATACTGAAAAACTCCAATGATTAAGGAAGTAAGCATGATTGACACAAGAAAGAAGAACAGACAGCTTTTACACCAGAAAATAAGACAGCTCCGCAGGGAGTGTAGAGAACTGGCAAAAAAAGCTGAAAATACACCGTATGAATTATGGAGTTTTGAACTCTATTTGAGGGCGCAAAGTTTAGGTAGATAGTAGGTATTTGTTAACCCCCCCCCTAACTCCACACAAAACATTAAAGAGACTGTTTTGAGCAGTCTCTTTTTTTTTGTCTTGTTTTTGACGCTTTACACCCCTTGATCTGGTCAAGCTGCTTTACACAAAATTAATTTACTTCCAGGCAACAAAAAAAATAAAAAAGCAATTGAAAAAAGCAAATTATTAAATACAAGTGAATTATTCACAAATTAAAAACACTATAAACTTAATGAATTAATGTTACATAAACCCAAATCTATTACTAATAAACAACCGCTACAGGTATGGAACGATCATGTACACTAAGAAATAAGATAAAAGCGTGTGCCCTCTATCATACGTGTGTGCCAGGTCACACAGGGCAACCATCCCCGTACGGAGTAGAGCCCGAAAAAAATTTGTTGACATGGATTTGCGTCATTGGATAAGTCAGTATAGTTTTCATCCAGGAGGTAATAATGCAGAAGATAGGCGTATTGAGGCAGAGCAATATAGTTAGCAATCCTGAGCGAGAGAAGGAGCGACAGGCGGTATTGGATTTGCGGGAGAATGGTGGTTTTTACGAGGAGAAGAAAATAAGGGATGCTAATTATCATTTACGTAAGCAGAAGGTATTATCAGATAAGGTATTAGAGTATTTATATAGTCGGTACGTGGTAGATCGGGAATCAAGTAAGACAGCTGGGGATGAGATCGGTGTTTCGAGTAGTACGGTAATGTCTTATGCTAAGAAGCGTAATTGGAGGGAGTTACGCAGATCAGTAGGAATGACGGCTGCTGTTGATCGTGACAAAGGAGACGGCAAAGAGATCGTTCGGGTATTCAAGGAAATATTTTCAAAGGATACATGTGAGTTAAAGGACAAGACACATTTAGCTAAGGTCAAGAATGATTGGGCTAATATCTTTGAGGAGTTACGAGAATCGTTAGCTAAGGCTGTTAAATCAGGCAGGTACAATGTAAATGCGCTTGACAAGATTTTAAAAGCTGAGTTATCGTTATATGGTGAGACACAGAACACGGTTAACATCATAGTAGTTGGTGCGGATAAGCCATCTGGAGTTGATCGTAAAATGCAGGAGATAACAATAGAGCAATGACATTCGACCTTAGTGAGATCAAGAACGATATAAACGAGAAGTATTATCCGTATTTATGGAATACAGACAGGGTTCTTGTATTGGTTGGTAGTGCTGGTTCTGGCAAATCGTGGTTTGTATCACAGAAGTTAAATTTTCGCATAATATCGGAAGCTGGCAAGGTAGTCCACAAGTTTCTGATAGTTCGTAAGACGACACCAGCTTTGAAGCGTTCTTGTTGGGTATTAATACAGAACACAATATTCAGGTGGGGGTTGAGCAAGCAGTTTGAAATCAACAAATCTGACATGATAATAACACACAAATTGACTGGATCGCAGTTTTTATTCACTTCTTTGGATGATGAGGAGAAAATCAAGTCGATTGAGGGTATAACAGGTATTTGGATTGAGGAAGCAACGGAATTGACAGCAAACGACTATCGTCAGTTACGGTTGAGGTTAAGGAAGCCGATAGCTACCTATTTGCAGATAGTTTTGAGTTACAATCCCGTTAGTAAGCAAGCATTTACTTATAAAATGTTTTATCTTGGTGATGGAAAGCCAAAAACCTATAGAGTTCGCAAATCAATTACTTTTCCAGATGGTACAACAGAGAATTATTATGTTACTGTCTTACATTCAACATACAAAGATAATATCAAGCACCTTCCTCGTTCTTATGTTGCTGAACTTGAGGGTATGAAAGATGAGGATTATTTTTACTATCGTGTTTACGCACTCGGTGAATATGCCGATCTGCTCACAACAATTTATAGAAACATTGAGATTGTGCGATCCATTCCTGATTTAGAGTTTGAACCTATATTTGGTGGCTTGGACTTTGGTTTTAATCATCCAATGGTGCTGCTCGATGTTTATAAATTTAATAAAGAAGTTTATCTTAAGTGCCGATATTTTGAAACTGGCAAAACAACGATGGATCTAAAAGAGTATCTAACAAAAATAAAGTATGATCCAAGAAGAAAGATATACTGTGATAGTGCTGAACCTGATAGAATTGAAGTTCTCAGGAAAAAAGGTCTCTCTGGAACTGATGGACAGCCTCTAAGCGCATTTAACGCCCTTCCAGCAGTAAAAGGTAATAACAGTGTGCTTGACGGTATAGACTACCTCAAAACGCTTCATATTAAGCTCTTAGAGAGCGACTATGAGGTGGTAGCACAGTTTCAAGGGTATAAGTGGCAGGAAGATAAGGAAGGAAATGTTATTGACAAACCAGCAAAGTTCAACGATGATGCCCCAGATGCTGGAAGATACCCGCTTTGGTCTGAAAGTGTATATAAAAAACAAATCCCGCACGTTAGGGAGGTATGATGAATATCTTTAAAGCCATTAAAGTTTTATATGGTTTAGCAAAATCATATAGCAGTGGCAATAACTCAAAAACTGGTGACAGTGTGATTGATATGTGGGCAAAAGGAACTGATGTTAGACCAAACGACGTTATGTCTTTATTATCAGCTTACAGAAACCTGGTTTACACGTGTGCCAAAACAAACGCAGAAAACATCGCAAAACAGAAAATCCACCTTTATGCTATTGTACCGAGAACTAAAAAGCAATCTAACTTTATGCTGATGGATTTATCACCCACTGAAATTGCTAACTTAGGTATTACTTCCCCGAATGAAATCAAAAGCGTTCTTAAATATAATGACGAACTTGATGTAAAAGAAGTAATTGATCACCCATTCCTCGACCTTTTCAATAATCCAGGAAACAACCTAACATATTTTGAATTTATGACACTAACCATATTGTTTTTGGAATTGACAGGCGATGCTTACTGGAAACCAAATCCAGATATGACAGAACTGACTATGCTCTACCCTCAGTATATGTCGATAACATCAAAAAATAATATGTATCCAGATGAATATATATTTAACGGAACTGTGAGGATCATGCCCGACGATATAGTGCACGTTAAATACCCAAATCCACAATCTTATTTACACGGGAAGTCACCATTGTCTGCCGTGTGTGATGCTGTTGATATCGAAAACTATTCTAACACGTATGGTAAAAGCATTTTAAAAAATTCTGGTGTTCTTGCAGGATACTTTAGAACGGATTTAAATCTGGGAGATGCAGAATTTGATAGAATTAAAGCCGAACTGCAAAAATATAAAGGATTTAAAAATGCCGGAAAAACACCACTATTAGATAACGGTCTTACATACGAACCTGTAGCTATCTCACCAGAAAAACTATTCAATATCATGGCAAACAAAAAAACGGAGAAAGATATTGCTAGAGCGTTTGGATTACCAATATCAAAAATTGATGTAGATAATGTCAACAAAGCCAACGCTGCCGAAGGCTCAAACGATTATGAAAGAGAAACTCTGTTACCGAAAAATATATTTTTGCAACAAGTGATTAATAAAGGTATAATATCGAAGTATCCACAGAAAAAAGGCGTAAAGCTGTTTTGCGCATTTGATAACCCAGCTAAAGAAGATAACAACTTGATGCTCAAGAAAATGGTTGAGTATATCAAGTGGGGCGTGTTTTCTCCAAATGAAGTAAGGAAGTTTGAGGGATACGCACCACGTAATTACGGAGATGATTACTTGATACCGGTAAATTATACGATTAGTAATGGGAAGGATTGGAGAGATCAACAGCAAGCAAATAATAACGGAGGTAAGAATAATGAAAACGAATCCAAATCCGAAAATAACGGAGAATAGAGGAACTCTGCTGATGGAAAGAAGAAACGGAGGATTTATAACTAAAACTACCAGTGTAAATAATGAAGAAAGGAGCGTGATTAAATATGTTTCCACACCAACACTCGACAGATATAATGAGATTGTTATCCAGGAAGGGATTGACCTTGCGAACTTCCGTAAAAATCCAGTGGTTTTATATGCCCATAACCAAGGTGATGGAATATTTGGTGGAGGATACCCAACCCTGCCGATCGCAAAAGACCTTTGGATCAAGTTTGACGGTAGCGGATTACTTGCGAAGCAAAAATATAATCAAACAAGCCTAGCTACTGAGATATTCCAGATGCATTTAGATGGATTCTACTTGGCTTCATCTATTGGCTTTATGCCACTAGAATACAGAGCAAGATGGAAATATTCAGATGAAGAATGGGCTGAACAGGTTAATAAACTAGCAAAAGATTTCACTTTAGATGTAAATCTAGCGTTACAAGCTGATTTCATTATCACAAAAAGTGAGCTTTATGAACACAGTGACGTTCCTGTTCCAGCTAATCCGGAAGCATTAACAAACGCTTTTAAAAGCGGTTACGAACTGAAGTATCTCGCTAAAGATTTTGAACTTTTGAAAACAAAAAGCGTTATAAATGCTTTAGAACAAAGATTATCCGTACTTGAAGAAAGGTTTGAAAATGATGTTAAGAAACTACAGGGTAAAAAAGTTCTTGACATAAAGAAAGCTAAAACACAAACTACATCCCGAATAAGTGAGATTCTGAAAAATTTATCCAATGATCTGGATAAAATGTCAGAAAGAAACTCAGGAACGTTGTGATCTGGAGATGCCTTAGAAGTATCAGGATCGTTTAAAACTAATTAAGAGGAAATTATGGAAAACGAAGAAAAAAACACAGTAGATGAAAATGCACAAGAACCAGAAGTGACTACGACTACTGATAATCCAGAACTTGATCAGATTGAAGAGTTAGTAAAAGGGATACCTGATGCGATAACCAAAGCCGTAAGGGTAGAGGTACTCAAAAGGTTATCTCAGGTTGATAAATCCCTTGCCAATATTTCTGTGACAGAACCTGGTGATCTGGAAACCAAAGGGTTTAAATCTTTTGGTGAGTTTGTGCAGACATCAATCAAGTTCTTCACAAACAGAGAAATGGATTCAAGATTAAAAGCATTGTTCAACGAATCTGTTGGAGAAGATGGCGGGATGCTAGTTCCTACAGCTTATTCAACTATGCTTCTTAACGATGCTATGGAACAGTCACAGTTGTGGTCTCTTGCCAGAGATATTCCAATTGAAACCAACTCTGTTGATATGCCAACCATCAGTAACTATGATGAATCATCTGGAAGCTACTACGGTGGCTTGAAAGGTCGCTGGATAGCTGAGGGACAGGCGGGAACTGAGGAACAGGCAAAGTTCGATCTTGTGAACTTAAAAATCAAAGACTTTATGATTTTATGTCCAATCACAAACGATTTGCTTGAAGATAGCCCAATATCCATCGAACCTATCGTGAGAACGTTAATGTCAAACGCTTTGGCATTAGGTCTTGATGATGTGTTCATTAACGGAACTGGTGTAGGTCAGCCTGTTGGTTTGATTAACGGAGCTTGTAAGTTATCCCAAACCGCAGAAGATGGACAGACCGCCGCAACCATCACAACCGAAAACGTTTTGAATATGAGAAGCAGATTACTAACGGAAGCAGTTGGTGGTTCTTACTGGATGATTAATCCAGATTGCTTTACTCAGATTATGAAGCTAGTTTTAGCGGTTGGTACAGGCGGTGTTCCTCTGTTCACATTCAATATGGCAAATGCTCCACAGGGAGCTTTACTTGGCAGACCTATTATCTGGACTGATTATTGCCAGACACTTGGAACTGAAGGTGATATCATTCTCACAAACCCAAACTACTACCTGAAAGCAAATAAGTCAGCAGATATGAAAGCATCTGATGAAGTGTATTTCTCTTATAACAAGAGACTTATTCGCTTAATATACAGATGTGATGGGCAGCCTTGGATGAGTAAAGCTAAAACTTACAGATACTCATCTACCACCAGAAGTCCAATTATAACCCTCGCAACAAGGAGTTAAGTATGAATCCATTAGAAGTAAAAAACCCAGTAGTGCTTCAACCACCTACAACAACTAACGGCGGATTCTCATCAACCTATATGCCAGTAAAGAACTTCCAGGAGATTGTTATTTTCTGTATCTTTACGCAGGCTGTCGGTCATGCCACAACAGCTTCCGTGTATGAAGCAACTAACTCATCCGGAGGTAGTGCGCAAGCGATAACAAAAACGCTGCCTGTTTGGCTTAATACCGATATATCTTTAACATCTGTTTTGACACGCCAAACAGATGCTAAACTTGCAACACTGGCAGCTACTGCGAAAAACCAGATAGCAATGTTCAAAATCGATCCATCACTGATGGATTTGGAAGATAGCATGGATCATATTGGAATTGTTGTATCAGACTCATCTCAGGCTACTAACTTCTGTACAATTCTGGCTATCGGTACACCGAGATACACTGGTCATGATCAAGTATCCCACGTTTAATGGGAGGTGATTATGAGTATGAAATCAATTTACGAAAGACAGAACTTGTTTTTTTACGATGGTGTTTATAACCCATCAGCTAAAAACGGTGTTTGGGCTGAGTGTCCAATATTAGCTCTTTTGGCTGATCCTAATCTTGGAACTGTGTTTTATGAGGATTTTGTTAACTATGTTGGCAGAAACTCATCCACATTCCTTGGAGGGTATGTAACATCACTATCAAGTTCTGGTACTATGGGAATAACCGATGCTGAGGATGGCGTCCTACACCTCGATTCTGGCGGTGTTACAGCAGGACACGGAATCACTGTGCAAAAAGTCGGTGAAAGAAACGCCTTGGCATCCGATAAAGAACTTTGGCTTGAAGCAAAGTTCAAAGTTGGTAGCGTATCAAAAGCCAATATATTTATTGGACTAGCAGAAACCAACTCAGACCTGATGGTTGATGGTGATCTTGACGCAAGTTCAGAATATCTTGGTTTTGGTGTTGAATCTGGTGGCGGAGGTTCGTTAAAACTTATATGTGCTAACGGAGCTACAGAGCTATCCGATGTTGTAGCAAACCTCACAAGCGATACATACGTCAGAGCAGGTATCCATGTTGACAAAGACTTGGTGATCACAGCCTTTATCAATGATGCTGAGGTAACGCTTACTAATGTTGTTACAGCTTATCTGCCAGATGCTTTGATGAAACCAACGTTTATTTGTCAGTCTGATGGAAGTGCTGAACAGCCAACATTGGATGTTGATTATATGAAAGTAGTGCAGATCAGGTAACTCCCTCACTTGCGCTTTCTCAAGAGGGGCGTTTATCGCCCCTCACATTGGAGGTTATATGTTGGTTACAATATCTGATGTTAAGTCTTACTGCAATGCAGATAATCAGACTATTACTATCTATGAAAACAATAAAAATTTGTATTTCAAAAGGAGCAGTGGAGCATCAACCCTTTGTGAGCTAACAGCTGACACTTACACCCCTGGAGGGTTAGCCGCTCACGTTCAAGCAGTTCTCAGGGCTGAATTTGAAGTTGATAGCTTACACTGCTCTTGGAATGATACAACCAACAAGTTTACCATAAGCGCCGATGGTGATGATGAAACTATCCAATACATACACTCAAATTCTACTGCTGGTTATTCTATCGGGTTTACAGAGGATTCGGAAGCATCAAACTCAATATCTTCTAATATAGAAATAGTTGACAGAACAGCAACATTGACAATAATATATAACGCTGTTGATAAGTTTGTTAAAAATTTCACCAAAAGAAACATAGAGGCTGCCGATTATACTGGATTATACAGGATTTATTCATTTATGGTTACACTGGATGATTTTCCTGTTAATTCTGTATCTGTAGTGTCTGATGATTTGTTCAACCCAATAAGGCTTTATAATGCCGATGATTATATCGGAGTTAAGTACGCATCTCAAACATTGACGTTCTCAGATGGAAACACTATAGATGTGTCTGCACTATCAACATTATCCGATTTAGTCACAGCTATAAACAGCGTTGGTAATGGAACTACTGCCAGTATATTAAGTAGTGAATATTCAAGCCTATCTGTTAGCAGGATGCTTGATTTTCCACCACACAAACTGAATAATTGTGATATCCCTTGTTACGGCGAAATAGCATCAAATTACACTCTGCTGGAAAATCAGGGTATCATGAAGTTTGGGAAAAGTTCTGGTGAAGTATATATCGAGTATAATGCTGGGTACAGTACAATTCCTTACGATTTGAAAGATTGTGTGTTGCAGATTACCAGGCACTTGTATAACAGATGGCTTGAAAACACAAACGGGTTATCTAGTTATAAATTAGATGATGAATACACTGTTTATAGAACCATACCTAATGTGGCGAAGCTCTTTCTTAATTCATACAGGAAGATAAAATGTTAAGAAAAAGAGTTACAGGTTATTTGCATGATTCAAGCTATGTGGCTGATTCTATAGGTTCACGAACCGAAGCGGAATCTGTTTTAGCTAGGCTTGATGGTGCACTTGTAACTAAGGATTCTGATAACATTGTTATGTATTCTAAAGATAGCGAACGTGTGAAGTTCTATTTTTATGCTCTTATCAGGGGAATTGATGTACTTCCAGATATGAAACTTCGTATCGAAAACAGGTTTTATAAGATAATCCATGTTGAGCATCTTAATAGCTTCAATTATAAGTTACACTTGGAGGGTTTATGGTAGTGATATATGATTACCAAGCCCTTGAAGGGATAAAAGATCGCTGGTTTAAATTTAGAGTGAAGATTGCTGGTGAAAACCTTAAAGATTATGTAAAACTAGGTATGGAAACAACGGAACGTGACACGTCAAAATCATACCTAATAAACACAGATCAAGGTGCAATGATTCACCACCCATCGTTTCCAGGTGAGTTCCCAGCAGTGATGCTTGGAAATCTCATTAATAGCTTAGATTATGAGATAGAGGATGATGTTTTTAGATTCGGTGTTTTGCCAAAAGGATCTGAATCAATCGGATATGCTCTATATCTTGAGATGGGAACAATGAGAGCTGCACCTAGACCATGGTTGACGTTCGCTATGGAACACGCTAAAAGGATTATATAATGTTAGATGTATTAGCAGGGTTTTATTCAAAACTATCCAACAACGCCACGTTAAAAGGATATATAAGCGATAGGTTTTTTTACGGTATCGCTCCTAAGAGTGGTGAGCTAAACCCAGATAAATACGATGGAACATCATATCCTTATTTAGTGTTTCAGAAGATTATGGCAACAAAGTCTTTTAGTCAAGATTCAACCTATCACACCTTGACTATACAGATAGATTGTTGTGATAAAAACTCAAGTGCTGTTAATATCGAAACTATTGCTGGTGTTATTGATGGAATGCTTAACTTAAGAGATGGATCAATAACTATTGCAGAAAATTATGTTTTAATATATGTTAAAAAAATTTATGAAGCTACGATACCTGATAGTGATAACGTATGGCGTTATACTGCAAGGTTTGAACTTGAAGTCCAGGAGGTATAAATGAAATTATCAGGAATTGGTGGTGGTGTGTTTTATAGTGCTAGCTTATCAAGTGCTTCTGATGGTACGTGTCTCGGCAGTATAAACGGTTATGAACTTACATACGAGACTGATGTACATGAAGCATCTGAGTTTAGTTGCAGTGCCGCACAAGCAACCACAAAAGATCATGTGGCTGGTTTATCTGGTTGGTCAGTAAACGTTGATGCAAATCTAACTAACGAAGATCACAGGGTATCACCAGGCACAAAATACAGATTATTCCTTAGATGTGGTGCATCTGGAAGCAGTTATTTGTATTATTACGGTAATGCAATTTGCGCCGGATATACACAGGGTCAGAATCTGAATGAAGCAGGTAAAAGAGGTTATTCTTTCACAGGATGTGGAGCATTAACCGCAACAGTTTTAGGCGCATCTGCGCTGTAATGGAGAAGATCATGGCAGTCCAAACCAAAAAGCATTTAGTATCTGTTATTATAATCAATAGCAGAGGTGAAACAGATTGGCTTAAAGAGTGT